CATAGGCGCTATTAATCTTCCTTCTTTCTTATTGAAAAAATAAAAAAGATGATTGGGATGCTTAACATTAATGGAAAAAATATGACTATTGGTAATGACAGTACCGCCATATATAAGAAGAATTTATCAAAATTATATTTTCTCATTTTCATTTCTCCTTTGTTTATATTTCCTTATATTTAAAAACTCTCAACGGCTCAAATGTGATCGAATACTCGCCATAGTGAGTTCCAATACCATATATCTTTTTATATTGTTCTATTGCTTCTAATATGTATTCTTCGCTTAATTGTAGATACTCAGACAATTCATACAAGTTACGTACGCCATAATTATAAGCTTCTACAATTTCGCGTAATGGAACAGCTGAGATAAAGCCGTGTCTACGTGCGTAATTTTCGAACTTGCGATTGTTGAATTTCGAGTAATCGGCTATATCACCGTATGTAAGTTTATTATGTGCTAATTCTTCAAAGAGAATCCCTGCCTTTTCTCTATCTGATAAACCACGCTTTATCAAAATTAAATCTCCTAACCATACCCCGTCTAAATTATCTGGAAGCACATCAGCCTCTCTTATTTCAATATAATCATGTTGTATTAAAGTTTCTTCATATAATCCCATCTGATACATCCTTTACTTACGTTTGCTTCTTATATAATCTGCATAATCTAAAACTCTTTGCCATTCGTCATCTGTCAATTCTCCTTCAAGATGAGCTGCACGATGTTGTACTTCATCATCGTTTTCTTCAACCCACCCCATTAAATACGCAGGATTAACATTTAATGCAGTAGCTATACTTTCTATAGTATCGTTTTTTAGATTTTTGATATTTCCGCTTTCATAACGTTGTACAGTAGCTTCAGTTTTACCAATTTTTCTTCCTAGTTCGGCCAAAGTCATACCTTGTTTTTCTCTTGATTGTTTCATTCTTTTTGAAAAGCACATCGTAATACAGCTCCTTTTACTTGATAGTTCTATTATAAGGAAAACTTTCGGCATTTGCAATATTTTTCTAAAAAACTTTCGTAAAATGCTTGACCTCTTTTGTAACATCATGATAAGATTACTTACGTAATGCGAAAGGTGGTGAAAAGAAATGCCTATAGATACTAAACTTTTGAAATCTAAAATGGCTTTGAAAGAACATAACATCAAAACCCTTTCTGAAGAAATTGGTGTCAATAGAGATACTTTATCTAACATGATACACGGGAGAACAAAACCATCCTACCCGGTAATAAATGGTATTTATTTTGCGTTAGAATTGACACCTCAAGAAGGAAGAGATATTTTTTTTAACGAAGACTTACGCAAAAAGAAAGTTTTAACTTAAGGAGGAACAACAAATGGAACAAACAATCAAACAATTTTTAGAATTTAGAAAGCAATTCACACCCGCACAGTGGCACGAAATCAACAGAATTATTGACGGACAATTTAGTAAAAAAGCCGCCGAGCTACAACTCGACGACCAAGATGTTGAGGTTATTAAAAATATTATTACTCAACAAAAGATTATGAAGTAACAATTTGAATAAAAGTTATTCAAAAATCACGAAAGGAAGATACAAAATGATGCTGACCAACACACTACTAGCAATTCACTTTTTCATGAATTTAGCGATATTAATTATGCTCGTAAGAATCGGTAGAGATTAACTTATACTTTTTAAGTTTGTTTATTCGTTGATTAGAAACAATCTTTATAAACGCAGGTTCTAATTCGAATTTATATAAAAACTCTGATGACGAATTAGCTATCATAACTTCTGGTTTATCTAATTGTTTATCGATTGGAGCATGCAAATAACTTGGATTATATATACCGAGAGATGAATATTCATCAGATTCCAATACTACGTTAATAGGTGTTAAAACATTTTTGTTTTTATCTAAAAATATTAATTCTTCTAAAGTATGAGTTCTAGACGAGTCATTAGCGACGACAAAATTTAATTCTACAAAATTATTTTCATAGTAGAAATTAAGATCGCTAATAACAAAACTGAACTTATTTTGAGAACGAGTATAAAAAATTGAGTATGCAGATAGACCTAAAGCTAGAAAAGCTACAACGTTTGAAAACAAAGTAGATTGTATGAATTCCATAAGAATAACCACCTTAAATATTTGATAACAACATTATACATGAAAGGAGCATAAATATTATGCAAGCATTACAAACATTTTGTTTCCAATAAAAAAACACACACCTTGTCGTAGAAGGTATGTGTTACGGAAATTTTGTTCGGTTCTAATTACTACGACTAACAGCACAATTTTTGCTGGTATCGTCCCCAGCCCTGTATGGTGCTTAGGTTTTCCGTCAAAGTCTAGCGTCCTAAAAGTTACTACCTTCTAGTACGCATACCCTAGTTAACGTCTCTTGGTTGACTGTGGAACACAACAAACGATGTTCTAATTTAGACTTACTAACCTATAAAACCACAGGATGATTTAAAACCTGGCATAAGCAAGGAAATCACCTCCCAATGTAGTGGGGTTGGATTAATTATATAACGAAATATCGTTATGGACAATAAGGAGTGGTAAGATGCTGAACTTAAAAGAATTGAGAGAAGAAAAGGGGATAACACGCTATCAACTAGCGAAGCTAACGGAATTACAAAACTCGACAATTCGATCTATCGAAACAGAGGTTAAAAACCCCGGTTTCCTCACAGTAAAAAAAATATGCGATGCACTACAAGTTGATATCGCTAATGTAAAGGAGAAATAAAATGCAAGCATTACAAACAAAATCGAACATCGGCGAAATGTTCAACATACAAGAAAAAGAAAATGGAGAAATCGCAATCAGTGCAAGAGAGTTATACAAGGCTTTGGAAGTCAAAAAACGTTTTAGCGCTTGGGCAGAAATTAACTTAAAGCATTTTAAAGAAAACAGAGATTTTACAAGTGTACTTACAAGTACGGTTGTTAATAACGGAGCTGTAAGACAACTAGAAGATTATGCTTTAACACTTGATGTAGCTAAACATGTTGCGATGATGTCAGGTACAGAAAAGGGTTTTGATTTTAGAGAGTATTTCATCCAAGTTGAAAAAGCTTGGAATAGCCCAGAAATGATTATGCAACGTGCTTTAAAAATTGCTAACAACACAATCAATCAATTAGAAACAAAGATTGAACGCGACAAACCAAAGATTGTATTTGCGGACGCAGTAGCTACTACTAAGACATCAATTTTAGTTGGAGAGTTAGCGAAGATCATTAAACAAAACGGTGTAAACATCGGGCAACGCAGATTGTTTGAGTGGTTACGTCAAAACGGATTCCTTATTAAACGCAAGGGTGTGGATTACAACATGCCTACACAGTATTCAATGGAACGTGAGTTATTCGAAATTAAAGAAACATCAATTACACATTCGGACGGTCACACATCAATTAGTAAGACGCCAAAAGTAACAGGCAAAGGACAACAATACTTTGTTAATAAGTTTTTAGGAGAAAAATAAAAATCTTAATAGGAGGAATTATCAATGAACACACTATACAAAACAACCCTCCTCATCACAATGGCAGTTGTGACGTGGAAGGTTGTAAAGATTGAGAAAAACACAAGATTTAAACTTAGAAATTTTGATTATCCAAAAATTAATAATGCTCAGAGCAAATCATTGTTGGATATTGCTAGTCACGATCTAAAAGATATTTAACTGTATTCAAAATTTTCATATCTTGTTGAGCTTTTAAGCTTTCGTATAAAGCTATTGAATAAATAATTTCGTAAGATACGTTTTCAGGAGCATCTTCTTTCAACTTATTTATTCTATCTCTAAAAAAGTCACTGTCACCACCGAATTCTTTTTCGGCTTGATTACTAAGTTCACCAAAGAAATTTTGAAAATCATTAAATTCCATACTTATCACCTCCTTTCACTAGGAGATAACTAAATTATACACAACACAAAAATAAAAAGGAGGAATAGATATGATAAAAAATAGTTTGCAAGCTAAAGAACTTGCAGTAATTTTATCTGTTTCTAAATCCAAAGCAGGACAAATAATAAGAGAACTGAATAAAGAGCTTGAAGACGAAGGTTACATTGCGATTCGAGGCAGAATACCAGTCCAATTAGCTAGAGAAAAATTCCCTTATCACGGCTTGTCAGACGAGAGAATAATGGAGGCGTTGAAAAAAGAAAATGAGTAACATTTATAAAAGCTATCTATTAGCAGTATTATGCTTCACAGTCTTAGCGATTGTACTCATGCCGTTTCTATACTTCACTACAGCGTGGTCAATTGCGGGATTCGCAAGTATCGCAACATTCATATTTTATAAAGAATACTTTTATGAAGAATAAAAAAACTGCTACTTGCGCCAACAAGTAACAGTATCAAACAAAACACTTAAGAAAAAATTCATGTTCAATATAAAACGAAAAACGGAGGAAGTCAAGATGTATTACGAAATAGGCGAAATCATACGCAAAAATATTCATGTTAACGGATTCGATTTTAAGCTATTCATTTTAAAAGGTCATATGGGCATATCAATACAAGTTAAAGATATGAACAACGTACCAATTAAACATGCTTATGTCGTAGATGAGAATGACTTAGATATGGCATCAGACTTATTCAACCAAGCAATAGATGAATGGATTGAAGAGAACACAGACGAACAGGACAGACTAATTAACTTAGTCATGAAATGGTAGGAGGTCGCTATGAAGCAGACTGTAACTTACATCATCCGTCATAGGGATATGCCAATTTATATAACTAACAAACCAACTGATAACAATTCAGATGTTAGTTACTCCACAAATAGAAATAGAGCTAGGGAGTTTAACGGTATGGAAGAAGCGAGTATCAATATGGATTATCACAAAGCTATTAAGAAAACAGTGACAGAAACAATTGAGTACGAGGAGGTAGAACATGACTGAGGAAAAACAAGAACCACAAGAAAAAGTAAGCATACTCAAAAAACTAAAGATAAATAATATCGCTGAGAAAAATAAAAGGAAATTCTATAAATTTGCAGTATACGGAAAAATTGGCTCAGGAAAAACCACGTTTGCTACAAGAGATAAAGACGCTTTCGTCATTGACATTAACGAAGGTGGAACAACGGTTACTGACGAAGGATCAGACGTAGAAATCGAGAACTATCAACACTTTGTTTATGTTGTAAATTTTTTACCTCAAATTTTACAGGAGATGAGAGAAAACGGACAAGAAATCAATGTTGTAGTTATTGAAACTATTCAAAAACTTAGAGATATGACATTGAATGATGTGATGAAAAATAAGTCTAAAAAACCAACGTTTAATGATTGGGGAGAAGTTGCTGAACGAATTGTCAGTATGTACAGATTAATAGGAAAACTTCAAGAAGAATACAAATTCCACTTTGTTATTACAGGTCATGAAGGTATCAACAAAGATAAAGATGATGAAGGTAGCACTATCAACCCTACTATCACTATTGAAGCGCAAGAACAAATTAAAAAAGCTATTACTTCTCAAAGTGATGTGTTAGCTAGGGCAATGATTGAAGAATTTGATGATAACGGAGAAAAGAAAGCTAGATATATTCTAAACGCTGAACCTTCTAATACGTTTGAAACAAAGATTAGACATTCACCTTCAATAACAATTAACAATAAGAAATTTGCAAATCCTAGCATTACGGACGTAGTAGAAGCAATTAGAAATGGAAACTAAAAATTAATTAAAAGGACGGTATTTAATTATGAAAATCACAGGACAAGCGCAATTTACTAAAGAAACAAATCAAGAAAAGTTTTATAACGGCTCAGCAGGGTTTCAAGCTGGAGAATTCACAGTGAAAGTTAAAAATATTGAATTCAATGATAGAGAAAATAGATATTTCACAATCGTATTTGAAAATGATGAAGGCAAACAATATAAACATAATCAATTTGTACCGCCGTATAAATATGATTTCCAAGAAAAACAATTGATTGAATTAGTTACTCGATTAGGTATTAAGTTAAATCTTCCTAGCTTAGATTTTGATACCAATGATCTTGTTGGTAAGTTTTGTCACTTGGTATTGAAATGGAAATTCAATGAAGATGAAGGTAAGTATTTTACGGATTTTTCATTTATTAAACCTTACAAAAAGGGCGATGATGTTGTTAACAAACCTATTCCGAAGACAGATAAGCAAAAAGCTGAAGAAAATAACGGGGCACAACAACAAACATCAATGTCTCAACAAAGCAATCCATTTGAAAGCAGTGGCCAATTTGGATATGACGACCAAGATTTACCGTTCTAGGACGTGGTTTAAATGCAATACATTACAAGATACCAGAAAGACAATGACGGTACTTATTCCGTCGTTGCTACTGGTGTTGAACTTGAACAAAGTCACATTGACTTACTAGAAAACGGATATCCACTAAAAGCAGAAGTAGAGGTTCCGGATAATAAAAAACTATCTATAGAACAACGCAAAAAAATATTCGCAATGTGTAGAGATATAGAACTTCACTGGGGCGAACCAGTAGAATCAACTAGAAAATTATTACAAACAGAATTGGAAATTATGAAAGGTTATGAAGAAATCAGTCTGCGTGACTGTTCAATGAAAGTCGCAAGGGAGTTAATAGAACTGATTATAGCGTTTATGTTTCATCATCAAATACCTATGAGTGTAGAAACGAGTAAGTTGTTAAGCGAAGATAAAGCGTTATTATATTGGGCTACAATCAACCGCAACTGTGTAATATGCGGAAAGCCTCACGCAGACCTGGCACATTATGAAGCAGTCGGCAGAGGCATGAACAGAAACAAAATGAACCACTATGACAAACATGTATTAGCGTTATGTCGCGAACATCACAACGAGCAACATGCGATTGGTGTTAAGTCGTTTGATGATAAATATCACTTGCATGACTCGTGGATAAAAGTTGATGAGAGGCTCAATAAAATGCTGAAAGGAGAAAACAATGGGAGAAGTATCGTGGATAAAACTTAAAGTTGGCATGTTTGATGACAGCAAAATCAAATATATCGAAGCTTTACCCGAAAGAGATACGATCATAACTATTTGGGTTAAGTTACTAACTTTATCAGGAAAGTACAATGAACAAGGTTATATTATGCTATCCGAAAACTTGCCGTACAACGAAGAAATGTTAGCAAATGAATTTAATAGACCTATTAACTCAATAAGGTTAGCAATTCAAACTTTTGAGACATTGGGCATGATTGAAAAAGTTAATGGTGTCATAAAAGTGACAAACTGGGAGAAGCATCAAAGCTTAGATAGCAAAGCTAAGCATAAAGAAAAAAATAAATTGCGACAACAACGCTATCGTGAGAAACAGAAAAAGTTACTAGAAGCAAAACGTAACGTTACCGTAACGTTACGTAACGATACAGAAGAAGAAAGAGAAGAAGAAAAAGAAGAAGAATATAAGAATAAAGAAGAAGAAAGAGAAGCCGTCTTCTCATCTTCAATAAAATATATAATTGCAAATTTGGATGATAAGTTAACACCTAATCAAATGGAACAATTAGGGTTTGCTATTGATGATATAGGTACAAACGCTTTTGAAGTTGTAAAAGTAGGTGTTGAGTACACTAAAAGCAAAAGTGCGCATGGTGGCTATTTAATTAAAGTTTTAAACAACTGGGCTAAAGAGAATGTCAAAACAAAAGAAGATGCAGAAAATAAAATAGCACCTAGAAAAAATACTACTGATGATGTCATTGCACAAATGGAAAAAGAATTGAGTGATGACTAATGCCGATGAGCAAAACACAAGCATTAGAAATTATTAAAAAAGTTAGGTACGTATACAACATTGATTTTGATAAACCGAAGTTAGAAATGTGGATTGATGTATTAAGTCAAAATGGAGATTATCAACCAACTGTAAAAGCGGTAGATGTTTATATCAACAGTAACAACCCGTACCCGCCTAACTTACCAGCAATCATGCGTAAGGAACCTAAAAAAGTATCTATCGAGCCAGTAGATAACGAAACCGCTACACACCAATGGAAAATGCAGAATGACCCCGAATATGTCAGACAAAGAAAAATAGCGCTAGATAAGTTCATGAATAAGTTGGCAGAATTTGGGGGCGAAAACGAATGAATTACGGACAATTCGAAATTGAAAGTACAATAATCGCTACGCTACTTAAACAACCGGACGTATTAGAAAAGATAAGAGTTAAAGATTACATGTTTACGAACGAAAAGTTTAAAACCTTTTTCAATTATGTAATGGACGTCGGAAAGATAGATCATCAAGAAATCTATTTAAAAGCAACTAAAGATAAAGAATTTTTAGATGCAGATACTATAACTAAACTTTACAACTCCGATTTCATTGGATATGGCTTCTTTGAACGTTATCAACAAGAATTATTGGAAAGTTATCAGCTCAACAAAGCTAACGAATTGGTAACTGAGTTCAAACAACAACCTACGAACCAAAACTTTAACAACTTGATTGATGAACTCAAGGATTTAAAAACAATTACTAACAAAAAAGAAGATGGAACCAAGAAGTTTGTTGAGGAGTTTGTCGAAGAGTTATACAGCGATAGCCCTAAGAAGCAAATTAAGACGGGTTACAAGCTAATGGATTACAAAATAGGGGGATTAGAACCATCACAATTAATCGTCATCGCAGCGCGTCCCTCAGTGGGTAAGACAGGTTTTGCATTAAACATGATGCTGAACATAGCACAAAATGGATACAAAACATCTTTCTTTAGTCTCGAAACAACCGGCACATCGGTATTGAAACGTATGTTATCAACAATTACTGGTATTGAGTTAACAAAGATAAAAGAAATCAGGAACTTAACGCCGGATGACTTAACAAAGTTAACGAATGCGATGGATAAAATCATGAAATTAGGCATCGATATTTCTGATAAAAGTAATATCACACCGCAAGATGTGCGAGCGCAAGCAATGAGGCATTCAGACAGGCAACAAGTTATTTTTATAGATTATCTTCAACTGATGGATACTGATGCGAAAGTTGATAGACGTGTAGCAGTAGAAAAGATATCACGTGACTTAAAGATAATCGCTAACGAGACAGGCGCAATCATCGTACTACTTTCACAACTGAATCGTGGTGTCGAGTCTAGACAGGATAAAAGACCAATGCTATCGGACATGAAAGAATCAGGCGGAATAGAAGCAGATGCGAGTTTAGCGATGCTACTTTACCGTGATGATTATTATAACCGTGACGAAGATGACAGTATCACTGGCAAATCTATTGTTGAATGTAACATAGCCAAAAACAAAGACGGCGAAACCGGAATAATTGAATTTGAGTATTACAAGAAGACTCAGAGGTTTTTCACATGAATATAATGCAATTCAAAAGCTTATTGAAATCGATGTATGAAGAGACAAAGCAAAGCGACCCGATTGTAGCAAATGTATATATCGAGACTGGTTGGGCGGTCAATAGATTGTTGGACAATAACGAGTTATCGCCTTTCGATGATTACGACAGAGTTGAAAAGAAAATCATGAATGAAATCAACTGGAAGAAAACACACATTAAGGAGTGTTAAAAAATGCCGAAAGAAAAATATTACTTATACCGAGAAGATGGCACGGAAGATATTAAGGTCATCAAGTATAAAGACAACGTAAATGAAGTTTATTCGCTCACAGGAGCCCATTTCAGCGACGAAAAGAAAATTATGACTGATAGTGACCTAAAACGATTCAAAGGCGCTCACGGGCTTCTATATGAGCAAGAGCTAGGATTGCAAGCAACGATATTTGATATTTAGAGGTGGCACAATGAGTAAATACAATGCTAAGAAAGTTGAGTACAAAGGAATTGTATTTGATAGCAAAGTAGAGTGCGAATATTACCAATATTTAGAAAGTAATATGAATGGCACTAACTATGATCATATCGAAATACAACCGAAATTTGAATTATTACCAAAATTAGATAAACAACGAAAGATTGAATATATTGCAGACTTCGCGTTATATCTCGATGGCAAACTGATTGAAGTTATCGACATTAAAGGTATGCCAACCGAAGCAGCAAAACTTAAAGCTAAAATTTTCAGACATAAATATAGAAACATAAAACTCAATTGGATATGTAAAGCACCTAAGTACACAGGCAAAACATGGATTGCGTACGAGGAATTAATTAAAGCAAGACGAGAACGCAAAAGAGAAATGAAGTGATTTAATGCAACAACAAGCATATATAAACGCAACGATTGATATAAGGATACCTACAGAAGTTGAATATCAGCATTTTGATGATGTGGATAAAGAAAAAGATGCGCTGGCAGATTACTTATATAACAATCCTAACGAAATACTAGAGTATGACAATTTAAAAATTAGAAACGTAAATATAGAGGTGGAATAAATGGCAAGAATTACCAAAGAAACAAAAACTGTAAGCGACGGTTATTCAAGAGAAGACCGAGAAACGACATTGAACTATGATTACGAAAATCAAGAATGGATTGCTTACTCATCGGTACCGACACATATTACTAGAATGACAAAGTTGTACGGCGATGATGTAGAGGTATTGGAACGATTAGAATCTGGGACTGCGGTATTGGTTAGGGCGAAACTACCTAAAAGCGCAATAGGTTTTAGAAAATTAATGTCTGAAGAGCGACGACAAGAATTATCTGAGAGAGCAAAAAGAGCTTTTGGTCATTAGTGCTCGTGAATATAGGGCGAAAAACGACCAAAAAGACACACTAATACTTTTTAGGATAAATAACATCCGGAGAAAAAAACATGAGCTTTAAAAATTTTAACACAGGATAAATACAGAGGTGGAATAAATGAGTATCGTAAAGATTAACGGTAAACCATATAAATTTACCGAACATGAAAATGAATTGATAAAAAAGAATGGTTTAACTCCAGGAATGGTTGCAAAAAGAGTACGAGGTGGCTGGGCGTTGTTAGAAGCCTTACATGCACCTTATGGTATGCGCTTAGCTGAGTATAAAGAAATTGTGTTATCCAAAATCATGGAGCGAGAGAGCAAAGAACGTGAAATGGCTAGGCAACGACGTAAAGAGGCTGAATTACGTAAGAAGAAGCCACATTTGTTTAATGTACCTCAGAAACATTCACGTGATCCGTACTGGTTTGATAATACTTATAACCAAATGTTCAAGAAGTGGCAGGAAGTATAAATGCCTAAAACCGATAGCGCATGTAAAGAATACTTAAACCAATTTTTCGGCTCTAAGAGATATCTGTATCAGGATAACGAACGAGTGGCACATATCCATGTAGTGAATGGCACTTATTACTTTCACGGGCATATCGTACCAGGCTGGCAAGGCGTGAAAAAGACATTTGATACAACCGAAGAGCTCGAAACATATATAAAGCAACATGGTTTGGAATACGAGGAACAGAAGCAACTAACTTTATTTTAGAGGAGATGAAAATGATGAATAATCGCGAACAAATTGAACAATCCGTTATCAGTGCTAGTGCGTATAACGGTAATGATACAGAGGGATTACTAAAAGAGATTGAGGACGTATATAAGAAAGCGCGAGCGTTTGATGAAATACTTGAAGGTTTACCTAATGCTATGCAAGATGCACTCAAAGAAGATATTGGTCTTGATGAAGCAGTAGGGATTATGACGGGGCAAGTGGTCTATAAATATGAGGAGGAGCAGGAAAATGAGTATTAGTGTAGGAGATAAAGTATATAACCATGAAACAAACGAAAGTCTAGAGATTGTGCAATTGGTCGGAGATATTAGAGATACACATTATAAACTGTCTGATGATTCAGTTATTAGCATTATAGATTTTATTACTAAACCAATTTATCTAATTAAGGGGGACGAGTGAGTGGAATGGAAACGATTAAAAAATGTGGTGCCGCACCCAGTTATCAAAAATAAAAACTTAAAGTCGGTATACGTAACAAAAGATAATGTGAAAGAGGTTCAAAAAGAATTAGGTTTCTTTGAAATTTTTAATGAAGAAGTGTTATTAACTGGATTTTTATCATTTCAAAGGATACCTATTTACATTATTTGGATTAACCCTAAATCTCATAAGACGCCTAGATATTACTTTGCTAACGAGCATGAGATTGAAAGATATTTTGAATTTTTGGAGGACGAGTAAATGCTTGAAATCATCGACCAACGTGATGCATTGCTAGAAGAAAAGTATTTAAACGACGACTGGTGGCACGAGTTAGATTATTGGTTGAATAAACGCAAGTCAGAAAATGAACAGATTGATATTGATAGAGTGCTTAAATTTATTGAGGAATTAAAATGATAGGAGATAACGAATAAATGAATAATTTAACAGTAGATCAATTAAAAGAACTTTTACAAATACAAAAGGAGTTCGACGATAGAATACCGACTAGAAATTTAAATGACGCAGTAGCTAGTATGATTATTGAATTTGCGGAGTGGGTTAACACACTTGAGTTTTTTAAAAATTGGAAGAAACAACCAGGTAAGCCATTAGATATACAATTAGATGAGATTGCTGATTACTTAGCTTTCAGTTTGCAATTAACTTTGACTATTGTTGATGAAGAAGATTTGGAAGAAACTACTGAGGTTATGGTTGATTTGATTGAAAATGAAGTTACTTTACCTAAACTACATTCAGTTTATTTTGTTCATGTAATGCATACACTAACAGAACAATTTGTAAAAGGTATTGATAATAGTATTGTACAAGTTTTAATAATGCCTTTTTTGTACGCCAATACTTACTATACAATCGACCAACTCATTGACGCATACAAAAAGAAAATGAAAAGGAACCACGAAAGACAAGATGGAACAGCAGACGCAGGAAAAGGATACGTGTAAAGACATCTTAGATCGAGTCAAGGAGGTTTTGGGGAAGTGACGCAATACTTAGTCACAACATTCAAAGATTCAACAGGACGCAAGCATACACACACATAACTCGAGCTAAAAGCAATCAAAGGTTTACAGTTGTTGAGGCAGAGAGTAAAGAAGAAGCGAAAGAGAAATATGAGTCACAAAATACACCTATTGTTTACTACACTAATAATTCTAAAGTGACCTTATTCGAAAGACCTAGTGAAGAAGTATTAGGTTCTTTGTTCGAAAAGAAATAAAATCATTAAAGAGGGGAGATAATAATGTTTAATACACCTAAAATGAAATTACCAGAAAAGCACACCGAGGTATTTAAGACGTATAAAAATGGAACGCCAGAAGAAAAAGCTGAGATTGAAGGCTGTTTTATTAAAACTGTTAAAGATGAAGATAGTGAATTTTACAGCCCTATGTTAGCCAGTCTAAATGAACAACAGTTAAAGAGTATGTTGAGACAGGTACTTTTTTTGATTGATACAGGAGATGACAATGA